GTTCATTAGCAGGCGCGGCGAAGTTTGGGCTACGCATACCATTGTAGAACAAGCAAACGCCAGTCTCAGTCTCCCACCTATCCATGTCTGGGTTTACTGAATCAAAGTTAGAACAACCTTTAGGCATTGCCCAACGAGTGTGAGGATTGTCACCAGCAGATGGGTTTCCGATACCGATAAAGGTAACATCATCGTTTGCACCCAAGTTAACTTTTGAAGTGATCGCCCCCATTTCCATTTCCGGCAACTCATCAAGTGCAAGACGGATTCGATCATTCTTACGACCACGGGTGGTATCAACTGCTTTTTGACCTTCATTACCAGATGGGAAGGCGAGGGCTTTAATAGCATTATCGTATTCCTTTTCCTCATCGTTTGTTGCTCCACCCCAAACAATCATATGACGGTAGTCGATTAGTTTACCTATCTGAACGCGAGCGCATTTATAAAGTTTGGAAATGATACCCCAGATACGATCTTCAGATGCGCCTAACGTAGTAGTAGCTACCCATGACGAAGTGCAGTGCGGGGCAGCGCACCAATCAAGGTAAATCCAAAGACCCACTGGAAAACTTTTTCCCATTGAAGCGGCCCCGGCTAAACAAATATCAACATTGCTGCAAAGTTCATCTAAGGTTCTAATTAACTGAGTGTTGGTATATCCTCGGCTGTAAATAGAAACTTCAGTCGGCCATTGAAGTTTAACTGCATTAAGGAAATGCTCAGATGGTGAAAGTAGTTTAAAATCTGAAATATTTATATTTTGTCTAATACAATAAGTTCTACCATATTGTCCTCGGCTTATAGCATAGCAGTATAACTCAATACCAAGATCATCCATGTTTTCTGGGAATTGAATTCCGTAACGACGAATACCTTTGTTTGAAGAAAAAACTCTTGACATATCAATAAGAAAATATATTTTCCGACGAAAGGCAAGATGAAACTGAAAAACAAAAACCTAGCACCAGTCGGGGGTTGGTATTGGCGTTATGAAATCAAGCGCGATAAACTCACCTTTCCAGCGATTGTCTACGGAAGCACATGGAGTAGTTTAATGCAGAACATCCAGAAAGACTATCGCTCCAACGGAGTTGAACTTCCAAATAACATTGAGCAGTTGGTAGAGGATCAAACTTGCCAACGCCAACCAAGTGATCGTTGCTGGTATAGCGATGGACTTGGAGATAAAATTGCACAAGCAATCCACACAGTAGCTGCGGCTACGGACAGGGTTCTTGGAACTAAACTTGAGCATAAAGCTCGCGGATGTAGTTCGTGTAACAAACGAAGAAATGCCTTGAATTCATTATCGTAAACGATAAATATAAAAATATGTCTCTAAGCATCGGTAACGACAACTTTTCACTTGCTGTTTTAGATCAAGACGGCAAGCCACCAGAAACACGAATCTCCAACGCCTCACACGCTTGGAACATAGCAAATCATTTGCGACTTGCAAATATCGGGCGCGAGAATAAACGCATTCGTATTTATAAAGCGTATAAGATGTTCCCCCCTACAGGTTACAGCAAACTTGCCGAGAAGCGTTTGCCTTGGCAATCTGACGTTAACTACGGACAACTTGGATTTATCGTTGATAACCAAAAATCCAGTTACTACGATGTAATTACAGAACGGCAGGCTTGTTGCACAATCAAAAGTAAATTTGGCAATGAAAAAGAACGACTCGTTAACTCAGAGAACATCGGAATCGCATTTGACCAAGCAATCCGCGAATGGCCCGGATACCTATACAACACAGAACAAGACCTTGAGGAAATGTTGCTGTATGGAAAAGGAATCGGAATGTGGGATAGCCCTCTCGGATGGATGCCAGAACACGTTTACCTCTCCGACCTTCTCTTTCCAGACGACATTAGGATCGACTTTTGCAACCTTGAGGAATTTGTTCGTCGCGTCCGTTTGACACCATACGAACTCTACAAGAAGATCGAGAATCGTGCAGCGGCAGAAGCAATGGGATGGAATGTGGACGCGGCAATTGACGCTATCCGTTTCCATCGTGCATTTAGCAACAATCGTAAGACACGCGAAGACTTCTTCCGCACGATCAGCGAGGCAGGTTTCAACTGGTCACTTTCAGTAAACCAGAAGATCGACCTCTACGAAGTTTACTGGAGGGAGTTCGACGGCAAGATCAGTAAGGCGATTATCCTTCAAGACTATCAACCAATCTCGGACTACATCAACTCTAACATTAAGGGAGCAGGCAAGATCAGCGAAGATGATGTCAGAAGCCAACACGGGTTTATGATGCTGAAGATTGGACTCTTCAACTCATGGGATGAGATCATGTATATGCTGACTGACTCGGTTGGCAGCGGACTCTTTCAAGACATTAAAAGCCAAGCTGAATCGGCATTCGTCGCCTGCCGCCAGTATGACTTTACAATGAACTCGTTGGTTGATGCCGTGCGCCTCAACTCCATGTTGATGATCGAAGGTCAAGGCCCAGACGCAACAAAGATGTTGAAGCAGATGGAATGGTTGCCTATCAGCGTAATGCCAGATGGCGCAAAGTTTATCCAGAACCGATTCCAGCTTCCAGTAGCAGAGAGCATGAGCTTCATGCAATTCTTCATGGGAGATATGTATCGCGGCATGGGTCAGTATCGTATCAACGCACCTACCGCTGGCGGCAAGCAACGCACCAAAGGCGAAGCAGAACTGGATGCCGCTGAGTCCGCTAAACTATCTGGAACTCAGATTCGTCGATTCAACGAGTGTCAAACTCTCTACTTCAAACAACTCTACAAACGCTTCGTAAACGCAAAATCCAGCGATGATGGATATGAGTTCGTGAAGAAGTTCTATGAGATTCTTGAAGAACTTGGAACTCCGAAAGAAGCCGCCGCTTGGAAGAACATCACAAGCATCCGTTCTAACCTCATCAACGGAGCGGGTAGCCCGTCATTCAAACTAATTACAGCAGAGAAGCTGTTGCAAATTACAGCAATTACTCCAGCCAACGAAGGACAAGAGAACGCAGTTAAAGACGCAATCGCGGCACTTTCTGGCAGAGACAATGTAGCTCGTTACAGGAATACCAAACCAACTAAGATTACTGATACTGCTCGCGTAATCGGGTTTGAGAATGCTGGCATGACAGATGCGTTCGTTAACCCGCAAAACTTCCCTGTGTTGCCAACTGATCCACATATCGAACACGCAGTTGGTCACTTGCAGGACATGATGATGCAGTTGCAGATGAACCTGCAATCTGTGCAACAAGGCCAACCAGAACTTACAGAACTTTCCAAGGCAGTTCGCTCAGTCAAATTCAAGGGTGGTCACATCATGGCGCACGTTGAATATATCAGTAAGGATGAATCCAAGCAGGACTTCTTGAAGCAATTCATGCAGGGAATGAATGAAGCACAAGCAATGGCCGACGAACTTCAACAAGTTTACGTCCAGATGGCAGAAGCTGAAGCTCAGAAACAAGGTCAACCAAACTCCGAGGAAGACATTAAACTTCAATACCTCGCTGCTAAATCTGGTATCGAAATCGACACCAAGAAGAAACTTGCTGACATCTCAATTGGCAAGGCTTCTATCAGTCACGCACAACGCACTGAACAGCGTAAAGAACAAGGCATCACTCAACTCGCGCTTCAGAAGGCTAAAGCTCGCGCTGAGATTCAGAAGGAAAAATCCAAGCAAGCAGCAATGCAAGGCGAGGCTCCAGAGATAGAAGAAGAAGAAACCGAAGGGGTTGAGACTCCAGAAGGAACTGAAGAAGTTGAGATGGAAGAAATGCAGACACCAACACAAACATGACAACAGAAAAAGTAAAATCCCTATGCGCGGCGATAACATCACACGAAGACTGGAACAAACTACAGGCGTATTTACTACTTAACGTAAACCCACCAGAAGGAGTAACCACGCTTATCCATGCAATCAAAACTATTGAAGCTATTGGAACTGAAGAGCAGGGAGCATTCAAAAAAACAAAAACTTCTGCAAAGCATAAAGAGCCTGCGGATAGCACGATTGATCCAGACCTCGACGAAATCTAATTTATGGCAGACACAAACGACACAGCAGACGTAATCGCGGAACTGAAATCCAA